AAAGCCTCTCCGATCAAATCTGGATACGCCCTCACCTTTCCGTAGATGTCAGGTCTCTGGCTGTAAAGGCGAGCCGTGTTTGTCTGGCCTGTGAACTCTGTGTTTCCAGAGGATTTTCCAGACCTGTCGCTAATATTGCCCATCGCCCTGCGGGCCAAGATGAACGATGCGGCTGCGGCAACAACAGACACCACAAGAGATACAATTAGGGATTCAGCTTGCGGCCTTACGCATATGGTAACAGTGTCGCCATCATTAGGCCTTGCATTGCAATCGAACTTGCGATTCTTGATTCGCTTGCCGTTGAGATTGATGGTGGTGAAATCAGGATCTAAAAGTTGTGGATGGGCCGAAAGAATGTTTTCAGCCCATGTTTTTGAGGTGTCAAGCTGTCGGCGAATCTTCTTGAGCGGTGTGTCGATTATCAACATTTCGATAGAATTCCAGTCTATGGCGTCTGATTATTCCTATTCTATCGCATTGCACCCTTGTGTGTCTGGCGTGAAGGATTAGCTCTCCACCGCCAACAACAATACCAACGTGGCGCGGCTCTCCTAGTTGGTCGAATGCCATGAACACAACGCCAGCGTCTTTTTTATCGCAAGGCTCCCACGCCTCAGACTGAATCTCGCGCTCGAATCCGCCAGCAATGTCATCATCGTGGTGATCATCAAGCTCAACGCCAAGCACATCACGATAGTAGCGCACAACAAGAGCCCAGCAGTCGATGCCGGATTCATCGCTACCTCTAACGCGATATGGCTTGCCAACCCAGTGGCCAATGAACTCGGTCTCTGTCACACCCCCTCCAATCCACTCCACTCGTCGATTCGGTATATGCGAGAAACGCCTCTAGTCATAATATTGATACGCTCAACCTTAAAAGTGACACTATCAACCGACATTGAGACGCCTTCATTGCTCAAATCCAGCTCATAGCTGAACATCGGTGTTGTCAGGTCTGCGTCAGACCAGTGAGACATAACAACCTTCACGGGCTCCTTGATGCGCATGAATGGCGGAATGCTACGAATGGTGCGCTGCACGATGTCGCCAACCACAGGGCGAGCCATTGAGAAGCTGGCTTCCGGCTGTGACTCGCCATCTATCTTCGGATATTGCACCTCTACATAGCATGGCTGGTACTCGTTACCAAGCAAGGTAATCTGGTCGTACTGGTTCGCCACAATGCGGATGGTGTCAATAGATGGGTGGCTAAACTCGATGGTGTCAAACTCAAGTACGGGCGCCTTGGTTGTCCATATCGTTGCGTTATCTGGCATTACGCCTCCGGTAGTTGCTGGTTCATGACCAAATCAAACAGGCTGCGCTGCGCGAAGAATTCAGAGCTAACCAAATCTTCATGGTCAAACCACCATTGCGGAATCGGCACTTTGCGAGCGATTGCTGTTGCTTGGTATGAGAATACGTTATGCGCCTCTTGCGTCTGCGAGAATGTATCCGGCGTTAGCTGTAGAGTGTGCAGCAGTTTGCCGAACTCGGTATCTATCTCAAGCCGAAACTGATTGCGGCCCATCGCTAGACCGCTGGCGCTCATGCTGTAAAACCAAGTCTGAAACTGTGCAGCTTGGTCTCTTGTCATTCGCCAAGTCAGGTCATAGGTCACTGGCGCGTCATTGTTCAGCCGTTTTACGTATCCAGGCCCTCGCAACGGCTGAACAAGCTGGAATGTCTGCGCCTGAGTGCGGCTGATGCTGATGAGCGGCTTTGGCACTTGGCTTGGGTAATCTACGATTGCCATGATGAATCCTCGTTTGTTGCTGACATTTTACCACGCATCACTGAGCCTTCCATTTCGTGGCAGTCGAGGATGCCAATGCCCTACCAACGCCGCCTCGACGCTGACTTATCTGTTTTGCCACCTCTCCGATAATCACATCAAGCTGCTTGCCATCCATCGACGTTTTGGTCTGCACATTCTCGCCAGAGTAGTTGTGCACCTGAACGTTTTGGCTGAAACCACCTCCGCCGATTTGGTCGTTTGGAATTACTTTCCCGCCGTCACCTGGAATCATGAAGTTTTTGCCGCCGGACTGGAAAATCTCAGGTGCTCCACCCTCACCAACCCGGTACATCTTGCCAGCATCCACTGGCCCGCCGAACTCGCGAGCGCCAGCAAGAGGGGCCATTGCAATGGCTGGGGTACCTAAAGCCTGAGCTGTTGCAGCAGCAGCGCCAGCGGCGGCTGGAGCCAGCGCAGGCCCCACGATTGGAATTGCCGCTGTAGCGGCAAACGCCGCCTGAGCCGCCAATGCGGTTTGCATTCCAACCTGAGCTGTTACAGCGGCGGTCATTGCAGCACCCTTTGTGGCATTCATAGCCTGCTCTGCGGCGAATGCGGAGCTGGCGACGACTTGGTTTTTGACGTACTGCAAGCCAATCTCAACAAGCGCACCAATTGCTTGATTCATTATCACGTTGGCAAAATTCTGGATGGCCTCAGTTGCCGACATGGTGCCAGACAGCAAGCCGGATATTGCATTTGTGGACGCCTGACCAAACGCATCAATGCTGTTCATCAGGAATTCGTTAGCCTCAGATTGCGCCTTGAAATCCTCGATGACTGCTGCCTGCCTTGCTTCTTGATATTGCCTTTCAAGTGCCGCCTTTGTCGCCTGATAACTCTCATCCAGCTTTCCAGCCTGCTGATAATAGGCATCCAGCTTTGCCAAATCCTCCTTGTACTTGGCATCAACATCCTCAGTTTTTATGACGGAACGCTTAACACCTTCAAAGTCTTGGTTTATTTTGTTTCTTTCTGATTCAGCTTTTTGCTGCTTTCTTATTTGCTCTTCTAGCTTTTTCTGCGCAAGAATCTGCTCTGCAAGAGCGCTTATTTGCTCCTTGCTTGCCTGCTTGTTTAGCTGCTGCTGCGCCACCAGTCGAGCTGATTCTATGCTGTATCTTGACGTTGCGCCTGACGCCTCATCTGTGCCAGCCTTAAGGTTTGCCAGCTCAAGCCTAAGCTGCTCTGTTTTCAGCTTCGCATCTGCAATTGCGTCGGCGTTTTGCTCTCTTGCTTTAGCTGCCTTCTTGGATGCGCTTTCGGCCTCCTTGTCCGCCTTCGCTGTCTCTTTGATGTTTTTAAGGTAATCTGGCTGCTCCTTTTTCTCTTCAGGCGCTTTAGTCCTTTTCTTGGCGTTAGCTTCGTCTTGGTCTGCTATCTCGCCAAGCAACTCAAGCCTTCTTTCCTCTATCTGTTGAAGTCTGACCTCTGCCTTTGCAGCATCTCCAGCAAGCCTGCCCCTTACTGACAGGTCTCCGTTGTTGAATGCTGAAACTGTTTCGTTTAGCTTCTTCTCTTCAATCTCTAGCTTTCTAAGCTCCTCGTTCGCTCTAATGATTGGAGTCGAATCCATATCAAGCACAACTTGGTCGATCCCTTTTGATAGCACATCAAGGAACCTTGCTAGGTTTTTAGAGGCCCCAATAGCAGAGTCTACACGGCTGATTGCGTCACCAAACGAGTTCAAAAGCGCATTGCTTGCCTGCGCAACAGTGCGCGGCATCTTCTCAAACTCGCCATTTACGTCGCCTACTTGCGAGTAGATAGCGCCAAGCACTTTCTTGCTTGTCAGCTCGCCAGCAAGCATCTGCGCACGCAGTTCACTGAATGGAATGCCAAGACCAGCAGCAATCTGGCGGCCAAGCTCCGGCATCTGCTCGATGATTGAGTTGAACTCTTCTGCTCGCAGCGTCCCGCCGGAAATTGCCTGACCCAACTGACGTAAGGCGTTTGACATCTCTTCTGCGCTTGAACCACCGACTACGCCAATTTTTTGCAGCGTTTCAACAAGAGTTTGCACATCACCTGATGTAGCGCCAAACTCTTTAAGTGTTGCGGTCAACCCCTCCCACAGCTTGACTGTATCGGCAACGCTTGAGCCAGTCTTGTTAGCAATGGCAACAAGGTTATCGAAGTTCTGCGCGGCGGTTGCTGCATCTTCAGAAAGTCGAGTGACGCGAGAGCGAAGCAGGTTGAAGCCTTCTGATAGCTTTTGAAGTGCAGCCAACTGCTGGACGCTGATTGCCGCAGCAACTGCAACGCCAACCTTTGTCATTGCCGTTGAAAGTTTGCCAGAAGCGGCGGCAGTGCTATTCATTTTGTTTTCCAAGCTAACCATCTGCTTTTCGGCTCGCTTGGTGTCGGTGATCATCCTTGCCGTATCGACATCAACGGTATAAATCAACTCGCCTGCGCTAGTAGCCATTATTTAGCCCCTTTCTTTTTCTCGATGTCGCGCATTAGCGCCATGTAAGTTTCTTTGTTCATGATGTCGCGATCTGGTTTCTTGGCGTCTGGATATGCTTGGTCAATCAGGCGCTGGAAGCGGGTCATGGTTAGCCGTTCTGCCTCTGCAAGCGGCAGCTTTAACGCCGTGCGGGCTAGGTCGATGAACTCTGCCGGATTCCACTGCGGCACGTAGTCGCCACCGCCTTCTGATTTTTTGGTGCCAATCATGCCGTGTTTGAGCAGCGAGCGAGCCAGCGCGATGATGTTTTCAGTTGGCATCTTGCCTACCTGGTAGAGAATCTTGGTGCCGTGGTAGTTAGGAGTGAACCCACCTAGCAGCCTGACAAGTCCTCCATCATCTTCACCCTCATAGCACGAATACAG